GTGCCTGCCGGTGCCCGTGACCGCCTGGACAGCTTTGCCCGTGAAACCGGGACCACACTGCCCGCGTCGATCCTTGAGGATCAGGGGGACGGGGCAACCTTCAGCCCGGATTTCCTGGCCTACTGCCACCATACGGGCTTGAGCCTTGATTGGGTCTGGTTCGGCACTGGCGCGCGCACCTGGTCGAAGGAGGATCGGGCATGACGCCGGATGAAATGCTTTGCCGCTTGAACGCCGCNTTTGNGCAGCTGGACGATACCGAACAGATGATCTTTCTGGCCGGTGCGCGGGGTTTGGCAACCCGCGCCNTCACGATGGANCAGTTCACAGCCTGGACGCAGGAACGGATTGATCGCCACNGNGCCGGGGAACAGCTGCGCGTNTCNGATCTGGAAACGCCGCCAGCGCCACCGACCGGGCTGCCGTGATTCAACCGCTGGCCTGCGCGCGGGTCTGTAACGGGTCTTATGACTCTAGAACCGGCGCGCAGCCAAATCGCGCGCCGGATTGTCATGTTGAGGTGTAGTTTGGCAAGAAATGGTAAGCGATAACTTTTTTACACTTTTGCAGCGGCCTCAATCTGCGCCTTAGCCCATTCCCAGAATGCCGGGTCGCGGTAATCATCGCGCCCGGTTTCCTCGGTGTAAGCCTTGCGCAGATCGTCGCGCAGTTTGCGGTGTTTGTAGGTCCAGCCCATAGCAAAGTCCTTTCAAGGTAAGTGGTCCAGTGACCGCCTTGCCTTGCCGCGCCATCCGCGCCGTTCCGTGGGTGCCATGAGTTGCCGAGCCGTGACCAACGGGGATGCCTCGGCAGCTTCCCCTAAGCCGCAATGCGGCCTAGCATTTAGATAGCACTAAGTTACAATGTTTTCAACCTAATCTAGCAATCTAAGAGGTAAACTATGGCTGACCAGTCGGAAGATTATACCAACCTCAAGACACTCAAAGAGGCATTGATTTTAGAGCGCCGGGTTCTCGTCAAAGATTGGATGAAGAATACCCGATCTGTAGATGCCCCCGAGCTGGGCGAGAAAATCAGCAGCATTCAGGCAAGCCTTGATGCGATTACTCTTGCTATGAAGGACGAATACAAAGCCCAGGGCATCGCTGGCTTCATATAGCCCCTCTTGCAGCAACACGCGCGGCAACCCGTGAGACGGTCATAGCCGACACGCCACAGTGCCGCGCGGCTTTCCTTNNAGACATTCCCCCGGCAAGCGCCGCCTCGATGCGGGCGGTTGTCTTGTCGTCGGTTTTCGGTCTGCCGCCCTTTGGCTTGCGGCTGGCGATCTGGTCACGCAGCAAGGCAACCTCGGCCTGCAATTCGGTGATCGTCGCCGTCTGGTCGTGGATGATGCCCCACAGCGTCTGTTCGTTGTCGATCCGCGCCCGCGCAAATTCCACCCATGCAGCCTTGCCGCTTCCCGGCCCCTGGCTTGGCGGGATGCGATAGGTCGTCACGTTCACGCTTTCCATCGGGTCGGACTTCATCGTCTAGCCTCACGCTGCTTGTAACTGTAACATTATGCACTGTTACACACTGCGCCGCAATCCATGTTTAGCCGATAGGATGCCTCTCAGAGCCTCTAGGACGCCGCAGGATCGCCGTTGCCCCTATTGTGGTGCCGTTCCCTTGCCAGATAGTGCTTTGCCCGTCAGCGGCCCGGAAAACCGCCTGTTTGAAAAGGCCCCGGCACCGTGAGGATGCCGAGGCCCATTGCCCTGACGCGGGCTGCGCACATGCACGTGCGTTGACTGTCCCCGGATCGCGCCGTGACAACCTGCGCCGCGCCCCCGAAAGGAATGAGGGGCCGCGCCGTGACGGGGTTTTAGGCCATGAATAAACCGGGCACTCACCGTCTAATCCCAGATGCTTTGCGTGACGGACAGTCCGCAGGGCGCATCCTGGCCCTATGTCGCCACGCCCCCCTCGCACAGCAGCTCAAACCGCAGGCCATCATCGGACGGTCGCAGGGGTTCGCGGATGTTGTATTCGGTGCCGTCGATCAGGACGCGCCATTCCGGGATGATCTTGGCGGTCTGGGTGTCCTGTCGGAACGTCAGGATCACGGGCTGCCGGCCCTCCAGCCTGGACGCCATCACGGTTTCGCTGCCGCGCAGATAGGCGATATTGCACCAGCGTTCGCAGCGGTCGATCCATGTGCCGACAAAGTTGCCGAAACCATCGTTGACCATTTGCTGCGATTGGAACGTGGCGCGCTTGCGCATCCGCCCCGGCTTCATTCTTCGGCCCAATCAATGAAGGCTAGCGCGTCGGCCACGGTCTTGTCGTCCAGCCCTGCCGCCTTGGCCTCGGCCATCGCCTTAAGCATCACGCCCAGGGCGCGTGCCTTGCCGCCGTGGTCGAACGCCTGCGCAGGTCGCACAACGTCGATTGCCACGGTCGCGCCCAGCTTCGCGGTGCATTCCTCGGCCATGAGATTTGCAACGGGTTGCAGCACGATCTGCGCCAGGTGCCGCTGCGCCTCGCGGACCATCGGCCCGGTTGTGCTGCGGTTCATCAGGCCGGGCAGGATGCCGAACGCGCCGAAAACAGCATCCTTGGCATCGGCCAACAGCTTGTCGGCCAAGGTCTTGTCCAGTTGCGGTGATAGCTGGTCAGGGGCCTTGCCAAGTTGCGGGTGCATCCCTGCCGCGACGGATTGCGCCACGCCCTCGATCACCAGCGTTGCACCACGCCGCCCCCGGAAGCCGGATCGCAGCGCGTCCATGTCATCGGCGCTGCCCTCGGGAACGGGCACGATCTGCGAACCCAAGGGGGCATCGCGGAAGGTGTCACGCAGCGCGCTTTCCAGTTCATGCAGCAGCTGCGCCGAGAGAGGCGCGCGGCGCAGGGGGCCGGTGCCCGTCCACGGGGTCGCCGTGTCGCAGCCAATGCGGAAATGCAGCACCTCGGGGGCCAGCACGGTTTCAGCGCGTCCGCCGCCCGCCTCGGGGATCATCAGGCGGTAGGCGCGCGGGTCGCCGTTGCGGGTCGAGATGTCCCAATCGATCGCGGGCACCAGGCGGTCACGGATCAGGAACACAGCTTCGCCGCGCAGCGCCAGAGCGCGGCCAGCAAGCGCCATGTCGCGCCGGGACAGCATGTCGGTGCCCGTCACGTCAGAGAGGCTTAGACAGCCTTCCCACAGCCCCACAGAGGTCTGCACAGCTGCCGTCAGTTCGCCCAGGTTGGACGCGCCGCTAATCCAGCTCTCACGCGCCGCCATGATCGCCGCCGTATAGCCGGGGGTCAACAGCGCGGGTTTCGTGATGTTCCCCCTACTGGGGGAGAACGCCGGAAAATATCCATCAGGCCCATGTCATGCCCTCCAACGGTTCAGGGGATTGACCATGCCGCGATACGGTTGGCGGTCCTGGTGCGTTTCCCACGCCCGCGCCTCGATCTGCGCCGACGGGATAGGCCGGGCGCGTCACGGCTGATAATTCCAACAATGATGCGCTAGTGATCGTTCGCACGGTGTCATTGCCCCGCCGTTCGATCCTTTCGCCCCCTGCCAAGACCCTGAAGCCGGGTGACAAGCCCCTGATAAGCCCGGCCCGGTGCGCGGCCAGAAAGTCAGCAGCCCATGAGGTGCCGCCGTCCAGCTCGGCCCGGATTTCCAGCGCCTCGTCGGTGTCACGCAGCGACAGGGTGCCCGCCGCCGTAGAGGCTAGAGGCTTGGAATAGTCATGCTGTGAAAGCAGGTGGATTTCGCCACCTGCCTCGATGCGATCAGCAAAGGCCCGAGGGGCGATAATCTCACGCCGCCCCGGTGCCAGTTCGGTTTCCGCGTTATACGGGAACCTCGCCACAAGACGGGTTGCCCCGCCCTCGGCCCGGATTTCCAGCTGCCCGAGATTACCGCCCCACAGCATCTTACAGCCCCGATGCCGGTCAGGATGCGGATCTGCGAACCGCGCGCCACNGTCACATCAGCCGTCAGCAGGCCNGTNAGNCGCANGCCNCCNTTCTGCGCATCGGTGTAGGGGTCGCGGATCATGTCCAGCCCGCCCCAGATGCCCAGGAACGCCGGGG